GTCGAAGCAGGAGACTGAGATCAGTGGCTTTCGTTGCCAAAGGATATGAGCGACTTGCCGGGAGCGTGGTCCCGAACGGCCACTGTGTCGCTTATGTTCGTGAGGTAACGGGAGCGCCGCCCACTGCCAGATGGCGGCGAGGTGCTCTGGTGCGTGGGGGTGAACACGCACCAGGCACCGCTATTGCTACGTTCAATCCTGATGGAAAGTACGGGAATCATACAGACGGAAGGAGTCATGCAGCAATTCTAGTATCGGTCAACAGTGATGGACTGCTAGTATATGACCAGTGGCTTAATCAGCCAGTAGCCCAGCGTACGATTCGCTATCGCGGTCTGACTAACTCGAAGAATGCTACGAACGACGGCGATGCTTTTTACGTGATCGAACTGGAAGAGGATACGGACGTTGCCTAGTCTGCCGATAGGGCCAGCAGGTCCAGTAGGACGAGTCAGTCCTGTAGTACCAACATTCGTGCAGCGAGTGGTGGCAGCTAGTCGTTACGTTATTACAGGGGTAGGACCTCAGAACTGGTTCGGTCCGTGGCAACCTCTTCAGCCATTTACTGGACAAGGAGAAGACGAAGGCGCTAAGGGACGTAGATTCCACTATCAGACGGGCTACAACCTCAACTACAATCCGCGCTCGCAAGAGGCGGTATCCTTCAATGATCTGCGTCAATTGGCGCAGAACTGTGACATCCTACGAGGTGTTATCGAGGCCAGAAAGGATCAGATTGCGGCCTTAGACTGGGCTATCAGGCCTCGTGAATCTACAGGTCAAGAAGGAGGTCTGAACGTTGTCGCCGGAGATGTAGGCAAGCTTGCTGGTAGCGATCCTGACTCTGGTGCAGGATCTCCCGATTCGGGCGGTTCTGAGTATGGTCTCCCCTCAGGAAACAGACCGACCTCCGTACAGCGATCCGAACTGAACACCTTGAAGCTGTCTCCTCAGGTCAAGGCAGACATTCGCACGATGACTGACTTCTTCATGTATCCCGACAAGGAGCATACGTGGGATCAGTGGATGCGGTGTGTCAACGAAGACATGTTTGTAATTGACGCTGCCACGATATACAAGCGTATGACTCGCGGCGGAGATCTGTATGCCTTGGAGCCTATTGACGGAAGTACTATTTTCCCTCTCCTTGACGCTACTGGTCGTCGCCCTACTAATCCAGGTGATCCTGCTTACCAACAAATCCTCCATGGTGTACCGTCTGCTAATTACACGGCATCCGAGCTCCTATATATGCCTCGCAATGTTCGCAGTGATCATGTTTACGGTATGTCTCCTGTTGAGCAGGTGGTTGTTACCGTCAACACTGCCATAAGACGGGCAGTATACCAGCTGGATTATTACCTTGCTGGCAGTACGCCTGACGCATTCGTAGGACTGCCTGAGGCGTGGAACCTTCAGAACATCCGTGATTTTCAGTCCTGGTTTGACGGTCTGATGTCAGGCAACCTCATGAATCGACGTAAGGTTCGGTTCATGCCTGGCCAATTCAAGTACGTGGAGACGAAAGAGCCGCCCCTGAAGGATGACTACGATGAGTGGCTCGCCAGAGTCATCTGCTTCATCTTCTCGATCAGTCCCGAACCGTTTGTTACTCATCTTAATCGTGCTACTGCTGGCAGTGCGAGGTCGCGTGCGTTGGAGGAGGGTCTGGCTCCTTCTCAGCGCTGGTGGAAAGGTCTGATGGATCAAATCCTGCGGTTTGATCTGAAGCACCCTGAGTTGGAGTTCGTGTTCTTAGAGGACCGTGAGCAAGATCCCAAAGCACAGATGGAGATAGATACAGGCTATGTCAAGTCAGGAATCTTTGCCATCGACGAAGTCCGTAAAGAGCGAGGCAAACTCCCAATGGGAGGTCCAGCAGAGGAACCGATGCTGGCGACGACTTCTGGCTTTGTCCCAATTGGGGCCCTCACTGGGCCTGATGCGGTGGCCGCTTTGGCAGCCGGTGGCGCAGCCGGAGCACCTTCCGACGGACCCGACGGAGATGGAAAAGCGGGTGCAGGAGTGGCAGGAGCGGGGCCGGCAGGGCGTGGTAAGGGTGGTTTGGGCAGAACCAGCCCCAGATTCGCATCTCCGGTAAGTCCTGGTCGTACTAGCAGTACCGCTAAGGAGTAACAACAATGACTCCTGACACCATCTTCGTTCTAGCTACAGCTCCTGGACAGAACCTTGTATGCGCTAGCGGTAATGTATACACCGCCAATGCTCAGGGCTTCCTTACGATTCCTGCAGCGTCTATTCCTGCAGGGGACAAGGTAGACCTCCTGAACATGGGGTGTCTTAACTATGCTGTCGCCCATGTAGGTCATGCTGTCAACATCAGCCTATCTTACGTTGGAGACCAGCCTATCCCAGTTCGCATCCCTAACGGCATCAAGTTTAGAGTCAATCGTGTTGTCATGGTGAATGCAGATGCAGTTCCCACTGCAGTTACTGGCAACATTTACTCTGCTCCTGAGCAGGAAGGGGTCCTGATAGCCGACCTGGACAACGCTATCAAGCTGACGTCTGCTGACATCGCAGAGAACCTGACACTCCTTACTACTAACTCAACGGTCGAGTGGGGCGAGGGAGACAATAATAACTTCTACCTCAACATTACAGTTCCGTCATCTGTCTCATGCACTGTAGATATTTACGTGTACGCTGATGTGTTCTGGCCGTTCCTTAACCCGGTAGGTGCTGGTAGTGTATGGGACAGCGGTGCATCTGTCTGGGATAAGGGTGCAAGCACGTGGGATAAGGAGACCCCGTTAAATGCCTAGCCAGATTGATCCCTCAATCCCGCCCTTTGGTGATCCTGCGACACAAAGTGTACGGGAGAACTTCCAGCACGCTGCTGCCGAGATCAGTGCCCTGCAGGCTGCTGTAGGAGACGTCAGCTTTCCTGACGCTCCCAACGACGGCATTGTTTATGCCCGTCTGGACAACGAGTGGACTCCTGTAGTCTCCGAGTCAGGCGGTGACTATACTGGTCCTGTTGGCTTCAGAGCTCCAGGCATCCACTTCCCCACGATGACGTCGGCTAACGCCAACTACCAGTTCGCTTGGAGTAACAGTCGAATATGGCCTTATGTTAATGGCATTGCTCAAGGTGCTCTGGCTTACCTGACCGATGTAACAGCGCCTAGCGTAACAAGTGTTGCTGGTAGGGCAGGCGACATCATCCTTACTCATACTGACATCACCGACTGGACTGCTACTCTCACACCATACGCGCTGGCGTCAAGCGTCCCCTTAGGCTCCAATACTATGCCTATTATGGCAGGTAACGGAACTGCAGGGACAGCAGCTACATGGGCGCGTGGCGATCACGTCCATCCAGCAGATAACACTCGTGCGCCTCTGGACTCACCGTCATTTACCGGCCTTCCGGTGGCTCCTACTGCTCCTTCAGGTACTAACAGCTCCCAGTTAGCCACAACGGCTTATGTGACGGCTGCGGTAACGGTAGCTGAAGCAGCAGGCGTCAGCTCGTTCAATACTAGGACGGGGGCTGTAGTACTGACAGTTGCAGACATGTTAAGTCTGGGCTTTATTACATCAGCAGTCAGCGATATTCGTTACGTAATGGGGGCCGGCGATCAGATGGACGGCCCGCTCGATATGAAGAGCAACCCCATCCATAATGTGCCTGCTCCTACGGCTCCTCTTGACGTCGCGAACAAGTCATACGTAGACAGCGCTGTATCCGGAGTTGCGGTAGGAGTCAGTAGCTTCAACACACGTACGGGCGCTATCACTCTCACTAGCGGCGACGTAACCACAGCCTTAACATTTACCCCTTACAATGCTACTAACCCTAGCGGATATCAGACAGCTTCGCAAGTAAGTGCAGTTCTTCCGGTAGCCTCAAGTACTCTCCCATCGATGGACGGTGCTGCAGCTATAGGTACTGGAACTACTTGGGCGCGCAGTGATCATGTTCACCCGGCAGATACTACACGTGCTCCGTTAGCATCTCCCAACCTTACAGGTACTCCTACAGCTCCTACTGCTACCGCAGGCACCAATACAACACAGCTAGCTACTACTGCCTTTGTTGGCGCTGCGATCTCAGCTGGGGCTGCTGGTGTAAGCAGCTTTAACACCCGTACTGGAGCAGTTACTCTCACTAACGCGGACGTGATCGCGGGACTAACGTTTACGCCGTATAACGCAACTAACCCAAACGGCTACCAGACGGCGGCTAACGTCACTACAACTCTTGCCCCATATGCGTTAACCGCGAACGTGCCTGCTGCATCTACCACTATGCCAGCGATGGATGGGACGGCTGCGGTAGGAACAGGGACTACTTGGGCTAGAAGCGATCACGTTCATCCAGTAGATACTAGCCGTTATGCAGCCAGTAACCCATCTAACTATGTCAATGCAGCAGGAGCGGCAGCAGCCGCTCCAGTTCAGTCATTCAACACTCGCACTGGTGCAATCGCACTGACGTCAGGCGACGTCACCACGGCTCTCACATTTACACCATACAACGCGACCAACCCTAGCGGGTATCAGACTGCAGCCAACGTCACTACATCGCTAGCCCCTTATACTCTTCTGGCCGGCGGTAATATGACGGGCGTCCTGAACCTCAAGGGGACGGTCGCAGCTGATAGTGCAGCATCAGGAGTAGTAGGCGAGTTTATCTCCGCAAGTCAAGCCACTGCTACAAGCTTAACTTCTGCAACCGCTCTAAATCTTGCCACTTTGGCCTTGACGGCTGGTGACTGGGACGTCTGGGGTCAGATCATATTCACGCCGTCAGCCGCTCCTAGTAGCTTGAGCGCAGCGGTCGGTTCCACTTCAGCTACGTTACCTACAGCTGCTCAGCTCGCTGCAGGAAACGGTGCTGCGACTCAGTTGCGGCTCAGCTACACCTCAGCGCAAGTTCAGACCTTACAGACCGGTATGACGAGAGTCAATGTGAGCGCGACGACCAACATCTTTCTCCTAGCTCAAGCTACTTTCGCAAGCGGTACCGTGACTGCTCAAGGATTCATCAGTGCGAGAAGGGCTAGATAGTGTTACTGACGGAGACGTCACCAGCAAAGGACTACTAACATGAACCTCAGTGTCTTCCTACCTATCACGAAGGTGGACGCGGTCAACCGGACGGTGTACGGGAAGTTCACCGAGGAATTCGGCGACCGCTCTGGCGAAATCATGGACTACACGACCTCAAAGCCACTATTTCAGAAGTGGTCTGAGGACATGTATGGAGCATCCGGTGGCAAGAACTTTGGCAACATCAGGGCGATGCATAAAAACGTCGCCGCTGGTCTGGTATGCCAGCCCCTGGATTTCGACGACAACGGGCGAGCCATTGGAGGTCTCGCACGCATTGTTGACGACGACGAGTGGCGGAAAGTGGAGGAGGGCGTTTACACGGGCTTCAGCGTCGGAGGCCGCTACGTCAAGCGTTGGACGGATCGTGATAATCCACGCCTCATCAGGTACACTGCTGAGCCGAGTGAGGTGTCTCTTGTCGACTTGCCGTGCGTGCCAGGCGCTACGTTCCAGTTCATCAAGGCTGATGGCGCTGCTGAAGATCGGGCATTCGCGAGCAGTGTAACAGCCCCAGCCCTTTCCGATGCTCCGGACGGCAAGGTCGACAGCGGCAATAGCTTGTGGAAGGAGGGTCTCAGTGGCGAGATCAAGCCTAGCGACCCGCCACATGGCACCATCAGGCCTCCTGAGACGGGCAAGGCTAGCACCGAAGGTTATACTGACAAGCGGACGTCGACTGACCCAGGAAACCTACCTACTATAATGAACCCCACCGACGTGGATCCTGGAGCAGGGAACCAGCCTGTCGAGATGGGTCATCCGGATAAGGCGACTCCTCCAAGCAACGTACGCAAGGATGACGTCGCAGACGGAGGGACCAATGGCGAGGATGTTGCGCAGGTATGGAAGGCGAAGGACGGCGAGACCTTCACTCGAAAGGCTGATGCTATCAAGCATAATCAGCAACTCGACATTGACGACTCGGTCGACAAAGCTTCCAGCGCAGCTCACGCGGCTGTTGACGAGCTCTCCGAACTTCTTACGGGCAAGGCTGCAACTCCCGACAAAAAGCCTCCAACGGCTGGGACCGGCGGCACTAAAGTTCCTATCAAGCGTAGCCGGATCGGCGCCAGCGGTTCAGGTGACGATTCCGCAGACACTACACAGGCCGCGCAACAAGGCGGCTCAAAAGTGCCTGTGAAGAAAAGCGCCCTGATAGAGAAGACCCTCTACGACATCGGGCGAGTTGCTTGCATCATCGACGAGCTCAAATGGGTTAAAGAGTGCATCGTCATGGAGGAGGCTCTCGAGCAAGACAATAGCCCCCTTCCGGCGGCAGCCACGGAAGCCCTCGATACTCTGTGCAAGTTCCTCCTTGCGATGGTAAAGGAAGAAGTTGACGAGATTATGTCAGGTACTGACGTTCAGAGCGAGGACATAGAAGATGACACCAACGGCAGTGCCGGTGTGATCTTGGTCATCAAACAGGTCGCCGAAGGCATGAACGTTGACTACCGTAAGGCGCTGCGGTCGATCGAGGGGCTGCCAGAAGCATTCCAAGATGAGCTCAGTAAGGCAGCTAGCAAGTTGACTGATGAGCAGATGATGCACGTTCAGTCAGCTCACGATCACGTTGCTGCCGCGAGCGGTGGGGATGCGTGCGTGGGTGATGATGACATGGGCAAGCTGGCCGCCGTTGATAAGGCTCGCCTGAAGACAGCTCACGACCATCTGGGTGCTATGGGTGCTACCTGCAAGGCAGCCAAGATGGCATTCACGACTAATAGTCCCCTGAGAAAGGGTCTCAGTGAGCTGACAGACGCTGACCTGAATCTCGAGAACCTGAACCTCCCAGCACCTATCCTGAAGCTTCTTGGCAAGACGAACGGCTTAGAGTTCCAGCTTGGCAAGCTCGGATCCACCGTGAGCGATCTTGTCAAGCAGGTGAAGGTCTTGAAAGACATGCCTATGCCTGGTAAGGGCGTAACAAAGTTTACGGCGATTGCCAAAGGGCAAGATATCGGAAGCGGTGGGGATGGCCAACTCTCACCGGATGATCAGGCTATTGTAACGGCGTACAACGATCGTCTGAGTAAGATGAACGAGACGGACCGGGCAAAAGAACTGATCAAGCTATCGTTGGCTCAGCCAGTGTTTCATATGGAGTGACCGGGGACGGAAGCTCAATGGAAACAGCTCTAACGTGGACGAGTACGTGAACGCAACCTTAACCCAGTAAAGGACCCACGAAATGGAACCGTGGAATGCATTGGGCGGGATGTCGGTCACTCAGGAAACCCTGGCAATGATGAAGGGTTCACTGGGCACACCGACGGATCGCTTTGGTCGAAGCCTGCAGAAGGGCGTCACCATGTCAACTGGTTTGACATGGTACGATCTGCAAGCTCCTGCGAAGAACATCTATCCTACCATTACCCCACTGCGCAACAGCATACCTCGTGTAAAGCGACCGGATCCCGGCGACGCAGCACGGTGGAAGCGTGTGACAAGCCTCATCGGTTCTGGCTGGGACTCGATGGGATGGGTACCTGAAGGTCAGCGTAGCGGTACGATGTCGTACCAGACTGCAAACTGCGCTGCGACTTATGTGACGCTTGGCGAAGAAGACTTCCTGACCTTTGAAGCCGAAGCTGCGGCAGAGGGGTTCGAAGACGAGAACGCCATGGTCACCTTCCGTCTGTTGCAGAAGACCATGCGCAAGGAAGAGATCGCCATCCTCGGCGGCAACTCGAC